TCAGTGGTGGTGAGCCGTGGACGATCGGCTATGGCACCACGCGCTACAGCAACGGCACGCCCGTGAAGCGTGGCGACAAGATCAACGTGATCGAGGCTGACATGCTGCTGCGCCTCGAGATTGACCGCATCACCGACAAGCTGCGCACCACCATCCCCAACTGGAATGTGATGGATGACAACCAGCGATCTGCGCTGGTGAGCTTCGCCTACAACATCGGCGCTGGATTCTACGGGTCCGCTGGTTTCGAGACCATCAGCAAATGCCTGCGTGAACGCAACTGGGCCGCGGTGCCGGCAGCGCTTGAGTTGTACCGCAACCCTGGCACCAACGTTGAGGCTGGCCTGCTGCGGCGCCGTCGCGCTGAGGGCAAACTATGGGGACAGCATCAGGCCGCGGCCGAACCTGAAACCGCCAAGCTGCGCCCCGGCAGCCCATTCACGGCCAGGATCACGCCGCACATCAGGTTGGGGGAGTTCGCGCTGGATCGCCCTGAGCGGCGGTTTACCGCGCAGCATCAGATCGACACAGCAGCAGAGCTGGCCGCATTCCTCGAGCGCGTGCGCACACAGTTCGGCGGAAAACCCATCGTGATCACGTCCGGCTATCGACCACCTGCCATCAATCGATCAGTGGGTGGCGCCAGCGGATCTGAGCACCTCTACAACGCGCCGGGAGTCGGTGCTGTTGACTTCGTGATTCAAGGTGCCGACATGATGGCCGTGCAGCGCTGGTGTGATCAAAACTGGCCGTACAGCCTCGGCTATGCGGCGCCGCAGTTCATCCACCTAGGCATCCGTCAGGGCCGGCCGCGCGTCAGATGGGATTACGCGTAACCTGCTAGCGCACACTGATGCCCCGAATGGTTCTGCCCGATCATCAGATCCGCTACTTCTGCCGAAAGCACGCAATGGTCGTGCCCTACTCAGAAGATCAGCTCAACCCGGCTAGCTATGACGTGCTGCTTGGTGATCAGCTGATGATTGAGGTTCCCGAAAGCCGCGATCTACAGATTCATGGCATCAGCGGCCACACGCAGGACGACCCTTACTGGATGCAGCCTGGTGAGTTTGTGCTGGCTCAAACGCAGGAGATGTTCAATATTCCCGATTGCATCGCTGCTCAGTTCGTCTTGAAGTCAAGCCGCGCGCGCGAGGGCATTGAGCACCTACTGGCCGGCTTTGCAGATCCTGGCTTTCACGGGTCAGTGCTGACGTTGGAGCTGCAGAACGCAAGACGGATGCACCCAGTTGCACTGTGGCCAGGCATGAAGATCGGGCAGCTTGTTTTTTATGAGATGGCTGGCATCCCGGATGTCAGCTATGCACTGAAAGGTCACTACAACCGAGATGAGACGGTGACGGCTAGCAAAGGGCACCTCTAAGATGTTGGAGCTGCGGCGCGTCAACGCCCAGCTCCTGACCACTGCCTTACCAGTGATGACGAAATCCTACACGTTGCCTACCTACGAGGAGGTTGCTGAGTGGCTTTGTTATTGCCCAGTCACAGGCGACCTGCGGTGGAATAAAGACCGCTGGTACAACGCCAAAGCCGGCGACATTGCAGGCACAATTTGCCCGACAACTGGGTACAGACGCGTCCGCCTAGGAGGCAAGCGCAAAGTGCAAGCGCATAGGCTTGCATGGTTACTTCACTATGGAGTGGATCCGTATCCTCTTGAGATTGATCACATCGACGGCGACCGGTCAAACAACGCAATCGGCAATCTTAGAGCCGTCACGCGTTCTCAAAATCAATTCAACAGGCAACTGAATCAAAACAACACCAGCGGCTTCAAGGGTGTTTACTACGTCAAAGGACGATGGTTGGCGTTGATAACGCATGAAGGCCAACGCCAGACGGTTGGCCGGTTTGATACAGCAGAGGAAGCTGCTACTGCTTGGCGCGCTGCGGCCAGCGCGAAACGTGGTCTCTTCTACAGAGATTGACTAGCCAGCCATCGGATGCTGCAGAGGCGCCATGCGCAGCCGATGAATGATGCCCGGCGCTTCGGCCGGATCATCGAGCGGGATCATCGTGAAGTCATCGCAGCCATGGCGCTCTGCCCAGTGCTGCGCGCCTTGGTGGGTGTCAAACGGCCCGACGTGCCACGGGCCGATTCGGAGGATGTATGTCATGCGCGGGACGCTAGCGCGAATCTTGCGCTGCAATCCCAGAGCAATTCTGTAATCCCATGAGACTCGGTTGCGACAGCTACCGTATGCCAAACGGCGGCCAGCCCATGCCCGGTTACTACCTAGAGGTTTCCGCCAAGATCTTCATCCGATCAGACACGCCAGCCGATGACATACCTGGTGATGTCTACAGTCAAATCGCTGAGCATGTCCGATCCGATGAAGACATCATCGACATCGAAGTGAACTGCGTGCCGGTGCCTGAGGATCTCTGTGGATCGACACCACATTGATGAGACTCGCCTGGTCACCCGCCGCAGCGCACGCGATCAGATCCATCTGGCCTGGAGCTACCGCTGCGCCTATTGCGGCGATGATCTAGGACGCAGCCCGACGCTCGATCACGTGGTGCCCAAGGTGCATGGCGGCCTCACCGTGCGCGAGAACCTGGTGAGCTGCTGCCTGATGTGCAACAGCCAGAAAGGCCACAAGGACTGGGTGAACTGGTACCGCGCCCAGCACTTCTGGACACCATTAGGCGAGTGGGCAATCGCGCGCTGGGTTGCTGGAGAGGGTAACGTTGGCGCCTAGACCTTCTTCTGGAGAGTCTGGGCGTTCCCGTAGCGGCCGGCTGCGGGCAAAAGGCCAGTGGTGCGTGAGCCCTGGCCACCGGTCAACCCAATCACGGCAGGATCCTGCTGCACACCCACAGCGCGATCAGGCACGTCGCCCAGTACTCCAGCACCAGCACCAGCACGTCGCGCAGCATCAGCGTGCCAGCAGGTGATCGAGATAGAGCTCGGCCTGCCACAGGTCGCTCGAGTAGCGGCAGATCCCACCGACGCAGCTGCGGTAGTACACCTCACCATGCACGGGCATGAGGGTTTCGATGTAGCCGCCGTCTCGATCAGTGCGGCTGATGACTTCCGGGCCGAACATACAGCTCACACCTGGCCGCATAGCGGCCACCGGTACGCTTTGATTCTGGCAACTCGAGCCCGCAGCGCTGATGACGCATCTGCCAATGCTGGCAATCCCAACACATCAATGGCTCACCAGCAGGACGCAGCCTTGCGCGCGCAGCTTGGTAGATGTGTTGCGCTTTGATCAATGCCGCCTGCAGTTGCACTGCACCGGTATCCATCTCGATCTGATGTTCAGGCTTTGGACCGAGCACCACGCGCGCGTGCCATGTGCGGTCAGTACGGCTGCACAGCAGCAACAAACGGCCGCCGTGCAGGCTGATCATTCCGCCTCACCAGCAGCAGGCTGGTGGAAGATACGTTCGAGCACCATGGAGTCAGGCTCATCTGGCCCGCTGGTGACATAGGCAGCAACCGGATCAGTGCCATCTGATGCCACATAGATGCAGCCGTAGCCATAAGGCTTGACGACAACTAGACCGGTGTTGCGGCTGCGCGACAAGATGCGCAGCGCCAGCCGCTCGATCAGATTCAAACCAGGTAGTTGGCGCATCATCCCTCCAGTTTGGCGATAAGACGGGCTAGATACCACTGGCACTTACGGGCATCCTCGAGCGCATTGCCCTTGCACCAGATGCGCAGCAGGTATTTCAGCGCCTGGCCCTGCAGGTACGCGGGCACCATGTGAGGCGCATCGGTAATCGCGGATTCGATCACATCAATCGCCTCGACTGGGCCGCGACGGTAGTGCGATGGGTTGATTGGGTCGGTCATTCAAGCCAGCTCCATGCAATGCGTTGGCAGATGCGCCATGCGTGTTTCTTGTCGATCTCATACCGGTCGGCGAGCTTCTGGTAGCTCAGCCCTTCAGCGCGAAGCTGGCGCAGCTCGCGCACCAGCTCCTCGCTCAGGATCACGGCGACGTTCTCCTCACCGCGCTTAAACGGCCGGCTCATCGCCACTTATCCCCGAGCAGCTGCTGGCGGCAGACCTCGATCGCTTGCTGCGCCAGCTTCTGCGTCATCACCGACTCGGTGGCATCCATGGCGCGCACCACACGGGCAAGCAGCTCGGGGTAATCCGTGTCGCGGAAGTTGGTGGCGATGTCGCCGCAGAAGTCCTCCCACAGGCCGGTGTAGGTGCCGCAGGTGCGGCCGCTGCGTTCATAGAGCGCGTCCATCATGTCGGCGCGCTGCTGATCGAGCTGGATGGTTGTCATGGTTCAAGGTATTGGCGGATGTGGAGCAGCTCAGCGCAAAGCTGCTGGCGATTGCGGAGCCCAACGGTGCCGCAGAGCTGATCGATGCGGATGTCGATCAGTTGGCGGATGCGCTGGCGCTCCTCAGTCTGACCAGCGGTGAAGGCGCTGGTGTCGCTGAGCAGCTGCTCGATGCGGTGGCGGATGTCGCTCATGGATGGTCGATCGTGACGGTGGCGATGCCATCCAGCGGCACACCAAGGCGATGCGCAGCACCGGCGCTCAGGTCCAGGCTGGAGCAGTCACAGCGGTCAGTGACGCGCACGGTGAGCACGCGGCCGCGGTGGCTGACGCGCACCGGTGTGCCGCAGGGCAACCATGGATGCGCGGCGCTGATGCCCCAGTGTTCGTAGGTGCCGCCGCAGGCGGTCTGCCGCCCGTGGTACCAGCCGTCGTAGACCGTGGCAGTCACCGAGCGCGCGTGGGCTGGCATGGCAGCCAGCAGCAGCGCGGCAGTCAGCAGGTGACGCATCATCATGCCACCTCCACCGTGGCGCCCGGCCAGCGGTTCTGTGCATACCGAATTGCGTGGCTCTTGCTCTCAGCACGCGTGATCCACGTCATCGGACGTGCGCCTTGTGGATAGACGATCAACCGGAACTGACGCGTGCGTGCCTTGGCTGCTGGCCGGCTGATGCCTTCGCCATAGCAGCCGCCATCGTGTTCATCATTGCGCCATTGAAAAAGGGCGCCTTTTACATCAGCCATAGGTGATCGACTCGGTGACGGTATCGGTGTTGATCCATTCGAGATCAGGCCATTGATGGCCGTATTCCTCAAACACTTTTGCCTTGGCATCCGTGATGCTGACTGCCATCACGCAGTCGATCACGTTCGCGCTAGGAATTTGGAAGTAGTAGCGGCGGTCAGTCATCGAGCTGCTCCTCCACAAGCGGCAGTGTGGGGCCAAGGCTTTCGAGCCAACACAACATGCACCAATGACCTTCGTGACCTTCAATGTCGCTGCTGATGTAGTGCTTGTGTGTCCCGTGTTTGGGACACACAATTTGCTTCTGGGAAATCTTTAGATTCAAGAAATCAGTCATCGAGCTGCTCCAGTGCGCGGCGGATGGTGTCGGCAGCTCCTTCCTTGAGGTAGCCCCTGTCGAAACTGATGTGCAGCTCGTCAAGCGCCTGCTCCTTCAAGCTCGGCGGCTTGGGCCGGCGGGCGGCGCGGAGTAACTCAATCAGCAGCTCGGGATGCTCTAGTCCGTGCCAGACAGAGATCCAGTCGATGCACGCCTCCAGCTCCTGGTCTGCGCCCCATTGGGCGGCTTGACGGGCTAGGTCGTACCTAGTGGCGTGAACTTGCATCCACTGCTCTACCAGCTCTGGCGGTGGGGTGATGGGATGCTCAGTCATGCCGCACCACCTGCTGCGTGCCGGAGTGGGTGGGGCTGTGATGTGCGCCGGATTCAATGCCGATCATGGCGAACACGCTCGCGGCGATCAGGCAGCAGATGGCGTTGTTGATGTGGTTGATCATGATGCGAGCGCCACACGGACGCGGTAACGGGTGATGTTGAGGCGGTCGGCGATCTGACGCTGGCTCAAACCGGTGCGGTGCAGGATGCGGACGCGGCGATCGTCGCTGGCGGTCATCCAGTCGATCACTGCGACCACAAGCAGCAGCGGTAGGAACAGCTTCCAGATCACCAGGAGAGTGGCGGTGAGCATGGCTGGAGTAGATAGGTGTGCCCCTGCAATCGCAGCTCGCTGAGGCGGTAGTGGCTGGCTGTTCTCTTGTCCACAGCGGAGGATCCGGGGCGCGCTATCCGGCTTGTGGCCTGAATGGAGTGCCGGACCAACCGGCGATGTGGGCTTACTTAGGCCGTGTTGGGCTCGTGGTGACGCGTCGTGTACCCGGTTCCGCGGAGGTTTTTGTTTTGCGAGGGGCCCTCTCCCTCGTGACACCATCATACACCGTCGACGGTGCACGTGCCAGGATGCGTGTAACATCTCTTCACACTGCGTCGGTGCCCACCGCCAGCTCCACCGGGACGCGCAGCATCGGCACGCTTTTGCCCGTGCCCTGCGTGCGCTCCCATCCCACTACCGCCACGCTTACCGGTAGTTCTGCGGTGTACCAGACGAAGTGACATTGAGTGCACTTCCGCTGGCGAATTACGCGATCACTGCCGCGGCTGTTCGTCATGCTCGCCCGGATCTCGCTGCATCCACAACGGGGACAGTTCACAGCTTCGCTAACGTGATGATGTACCCCACCACTATGGCACCGTGAACTTTGGTCAGTGGATGGCAGTCGAGCTCAGCGCAGAGCAGCAGTTCGAGATCGAAAAACAAGCCCGCACCCTGCTCACCAGCAAGGATGCGGGCCCAATGGCAGCAGCGCTTCTGAAGCAAGCCTGCTACCAGCAGCAGCTGCTGCAGCAGGCCGTCAACGAGATCGCTCGTCTTGAATGCGAGCTGATGGGGCGTGATTAAACGATTATTGGAGGCATTGGAGTAACCGAAGGTGCTTTAAACAGCTTAATGGAAGCATCATGGGTATAGAGATTGTATAGCTTAATCCAAATTGCAAGCCACTGCTGGGAGTTGTTCGTTGCGCTGGGTTTCCACCCATTGATAAGCTGCTTACGCAAAATATGGCAAGGATCATATTCGTCATCATAAAGACCGCCTGCAGCTTTTTTTATAAAGTTTGTAATTTTATCTTTGACTTCTGCACTATTTGTTCCCATAGACTGAAGCGCTAAAACAACAAACGCAGCCGTCGCAGACTTTCCGCTGAAATACTTAAATTCTCTTCTTGCTAAATTGGCCAGCTCTACGGCGAACAGGTACGCGTCAGGATCTTCTTTGTAGCACTCAAGAAGAACGGAATGGGAGATCTTTGTGATTGAACCGATCCAGACGTATTCTTTATGATTTTGATAAAGATAAACCAACTTAGCTGCCGCAGCGATTACGCTTTCGCATCGTGTTTGGCTTAAATCAGCGCGCAGAACATCCGCGCATGTTCTGGCTGTGCCAGTATCAATGACTTTAAAAGTTTCAGGATCACAATCATAACTAATGTTTAACAAAGCACTAAGCCCAGATTCCGCTATAGCACACAGTCGGTGCTGTCCGTCAAGAAGTCTGCCATCAGCTGAAATTGCGATGCCCTGATGGGTGTGATGCCACCGGCCTTGGGTTAGTTCGTTGATTAAGTGGTTAACATAGCTTTGTCGTAATGTCCGATTGTTAACGTTACCATCAAGCAAACGCTTAGCTAGTTCAGGTGAAACTAGGGCTGTTTCAGTGTGCATGTTAAAATTACGATGAAGAAATGAGAGCGGCTAAGCCGCTTTTTTTTTAGAAGAACGGCTCTTCCATCACCTCCGCCACCACGCCATCAGTGGCAGCGGCCAAGCTCTGAGCAGCAGCAGCAGCAGCCTGCGGCGGCTCCCATCCCATTGGTGGTTGCGCCACAGCGCTCACATAGGCAAGCCCCTTGCTGCTGGTTTTCTTCCAGCCGCTGATCGGTACCTGCACGCTGCCGTATTGATCTGGCGTCTGGCTAAGCACGAATGCGCAGAACGCATCTAGCTCCTCCACCTTCACGCTCATCATTCCGCTGAAATCCACCTTGCTCTCAGGCTTGGTGGATTTGAAAATTGCCAGGTTCAGCTTGAAGCTCATTGCTCTCCGGGGTTGATGGTGTTGGCCTGTTCGTATTGCTCCACCTCGGCCAAGGGGTAGAGCACGAAACCGGGTGTGCGGAAGTACGCAGGCCCCTTACCGGTCTTGCGCCATCGCAGCAGCGTGTCACGACTGACACCCCACCGCTCGCATAACTGCGTGGCGGTTAAGTAGTCAGAAGATCTCATCGTCATCCGTTGCAGCGGCTGCTGTTTCAGGCTGCAGCTTGGCATTCAGATCGGCCACGCTTGTGGTTGCAGGTGCTGCGCTCACCGTTACCGGCTGCACGTCCAACACCTCCTCCTGGCTCTGCATACCGAGCAGCATGTCACTCGCATACAGACGGCCCCAGAAGGCCGCGGCGCGGTAGCGAATCATCAGCTCCGGCATGGTCTGCCACTTGCTGCCGCTCTTGGTGGCCCATCCTTCCTTCTTCGCCATCGCCATGGTGACCGTTGGGCCTTTCAGTTCTTGGCTGCTGGCCAGATCGGTGGCGACCGCATAGCAGGCCAGGCCATCGCCTTCACCGCTCATCTCAAATCGCAACGGGCTGAAGCGGCCGCAGCCGTTCACCATCGCAATGATGAAGCTGCTGCTCCACGATGGGCGGCCGTGGATCACGTGCAGGTGTTGCATGGCAAGAAATGGGCTGATGCCCATCCGGCCTGCAATCTCGAGCGCGACTAGGCAGTTGGCAAACCCCTGCTGCCCTTGGAACTGCGGCGGGATCAGTGTGCTGCTGGCCAGTGCCTTGGCGATGCGCTGTGCATCCTCGAAGGCTTGGATGCCGGAGAACACCGAGCCGCCGGGGCTGGTGGTTGTAAGTGCTGTGCTGTCAGTCATTGAGATACTCTTCCTCAGATAGGCGGCTCTTGCCTGAGATCAGGCAATCAACTCTGGGATGATGGCTGGCGTAGATAAACACCGACTTGTCCCCGCAAACAGGGCATGTAACCGGATCGGAATCGCGGGTGTGGGCAAGGGATTCCTGAGCAATCGCCAACAGCAACGATGCACAAGTGGGACAATCCCAAGTGTGAGCTATCCAACTAACGCTGTGTTCAGGTTCTCCGTATTCCTCGTCCCCTGAGCGGAATCCATCGGCAATCGGAATCTGGCGGGTAGTTCGGATCATCAGTACATTTCGATTTCGGTTGTGGCCTGCTGCTGGATGGTGGCACCCGTCATCCAACCCGGCAGGCTGATGGTCTCGATCTGATCGCTGTAGCTCGGCCAGCTGTCAGCAGCACGGCAAACGGCCAGCTTGCCTAGATCCTTCATGGCCTGTTCGTAGCCGCGATCGGTCATCACCTCATCAGCGGCATAGACCGCCACGGCGTATGGCGCGGTCGACTCCACGCAGATGAAGATGAACTGATCCGGGCGCTTGCCGGTGGCCTGCTCAACCCCGTTCAGATACCAAGCTGCCTGCACGTGGTAGCGGTAATCAGCGATGCTGCGCATGAAGCCCCGCGGGCTGGCGTCTCTGGTGGTCTTGAGATCCACCATGATGCTGCCGTCATCAGTCAGCCAATCCGGCCGGCACTTGCACTCCACCCCATAGGTGGCGTCCGTCCACATATGCGTGGTCTCAGCCTTGCCCGGCATCCCCAGCAGCATTGCTGCACCGGGATGACGCATGATGCTGCGCCCCATGGCCATCACCACCTCGGCATCGTCGGCGGTGATCACGGTTTTGCCAGCAGCAGCAGCCTCGAATGCTGCATAAGACTCCTTGCCGGCCTTGGTGCGGCGATCCATGGCAGGCGCTACGGCGATCTCTTCATCCCACCTGCTCAGCTCGAGAACGTGCGTGTGCAACGCAGTGCCAAGACGCATGGCAGCAGACGGCTCCGGCGTGATGCGGTTCGGATCCAGGTAGCGCGCCCAATAGTGCAGCGGTGATCGCGCGATGAGATCCAGATGAGACTTTGAGACGGCCGGATGCGCGTGATACGCGGTGTTGTCCATAGTTGCGGGCAGTTGCGGCTCAATGCTACCAGATGCGGCAGGCTGCGCTACTGTTCCGAGCGCTGGGACACCCAGCTCGATCCTCCGCCTATGACCTACTCAGACTTTCTGGCTTCAAAGTCCACAGCCTGCCCACCAGCAGGATTTGATCCGGCATCCTTCACCGCGCCGCTGTTCCCCTTTCAGCGGGACATCGTGACCATGGCCTGCCGTGTTGGCAGGTTCTGCATCTGGGCCGACTGCGGCATGGGCAAAACCGCCATGCAGCTCGAATGGGCATCACAGGTCTGCCGGCACACCAAAGGCAACGTGCTGGTGCTAGCACCCCTTGCCGTGGCACATCAGACGGTGCGCGAGGGCAGCAAGTTCGGCATCTCATGCGCGTTCGCTGCAACGCAAGCCGACGTGCGCCGCGGCATCACGATCACCAACTACGAGAAGCTGGCCCACTTCGATCCATCCGCCTTCGATGGCGTGGTGCTCGATGAGAGCAGCATCCTCAAGGCATACACCGGCAAGATCCGAAATCAGATCATCGAGTCCTTCGCGCAGACGCCATTCCGTCTGGCTTGCTCAGCCACACCAGCACCGAACGACCACATGGAGCTCGGCAACCATGCCGAGTTCATCGGTGTGATGACCCGCACTGAGATGCTGGCCATGTTCTTTGTGCATGACGGCGGCGATACCGCTAAGTGGCGGCTCAAGGGTCACGCGCAATCCAAGTTCTGGGAGTGGGTCTGCAGCTGGGCAGTGACCATCCGCAAGCCATCAGACCTTGGCTACGACGACGGCAGCTTCATCTTGCCAGCGTTGCAGATCCAAGACTGCACGGTTGAGACGCCACGTGATGCCGCAACTGATGACGCTGGTCAGATGGCGCTGTTCGCCATGGAGGCTCGCACGCTGAGCGATCAGCGGCAGGTGCGCAAGGCATCGCTCGATCTGCGCGTTGCAGCAGCAGCCACCCTGGCCAACAGCAACGGTGAGCAGTGGTTGGTGTGGTGTGATCTCAACGACGAGAGCAAGGCGCTCACTGCGGCTATTAATGGCGCGGTTGAGGTGTCAGGCAGCGACAGCGACGATCACAAGCGGCAAGCTGCTATCGACTTCCAAGACGGCAAGATCCGCGTGCTGGTCAGCAAGCCCAGCATCTTTGGTTTTGGCCTCAACTTTCAGCGGTGCCACAACGTCGCATTTGTTGGTCTGTCGCACAGCTACGAGGCGTTCTATCAAGCCATCCGCCGCTGCTGGCGATTTGGCCAAGAGCAGCCCGTCAACGCTCACATCATCTATGACGTGGCAGAAGGCCGCGTGATCGACAACATCCGCCGCAAGGAAGCGGACAGTATCCAGATGGCTCAATCAATGGTTGAAATCATGAAGCAACAAACCATGGAACAACTCAAAAAGATCCAGCGCCAAGTGGCGCCGCACATCACTGAGCACAAGTCCGGCGACGGATGGGACATGTATATGGGCGATTGCGTGGAGAGCATTAAGCATCTCGACAGCAACTCCATCCACTACAGCATCTTTAGCCCGCCGTTCGCGTCGCTCTACACCTACTCCAACAGCGACCGCGATATGGGCAACAGCCGCACCGAGCAGGAGTTCTTCGATCACTTCGCATTCCTTGCCAGTGAGCTGCACCGCGTGATGATGCCCGGCAGGCTGATCAGCTTCCACTGCATGAATCTGCCCAGCAGCAAAGAACGCGATGGCTTCATCGGCGTGAAAGACTTCCGCGGTGACATGCTGCGCATCTTCCAGGCTGCTGGATTCGTGTTCCATAGCGAGGTGTGCATCTGGAAGGATCCCGTCACCGCAATGCAGCGCACCAAAGCAATCGGTTTGCTGCACAAGCAAGTGCGTAAGGACTCTGCGCTCAGCCGCCAGGGCATCCCTGACTACCTGGTGACCGTGCGCAAGCTGGGCGACAACCCAGAGCCGGTAGCTGGCCCGTTCACTGAGTTTGCCGGTGAAAACCCGCCAGCCAAAAGCGGCGATCCGATCAAGGACTCGATCAACATCTGGCAGCGCTACGCCAGCCCCGTATGGATGGACATCAATCCATCAGACACGCTGCAATACCGCAGCGCACGCGCCAATGAGGATGAACGCCACATCTGCCCGCTGCAACTCGAGGTGATCCGCCGCGGCCTGCAGCTATGGAGCAACCCTGGCGATCTAGTGCTCAGCCCGTTTGCCGGCATTGGATCCGAGGGTTACGTCAGCCTTGAGATGGATCGCCGCTTCGTTGGCTTTGAACTGAAGCCCAGCTACTTCAACTGCGCTGTCAAGAACCTGACCAATGCACAAGCAGCAAAGCAGGCGGAGTTGCTGCCATGCAGCTGAGGTCTTACCAAGACCGCGCCATTGATGATCTGCGCTCGGCTTATCAGTCGGGCGCCCATGCACCGCTGCTGGTCCTACCAACCGGCGGCGGCAAAACCTGCATCATTGCCGCGATCTCAGCCAATGCCGCAGCACGTGGCCGCCACGTCCTGATCCTGGTGCATCGCCGTGAACTGATCCACCAGACCAGCAGCAAGCTCGCTTGGGTCGGCCTCGAGCACGGCATCATCGCCGCAGGCATCTCGCCATCCGATCACGCGGTGCACATCGCATCAGTCCAAACACTCGCGCGCCGGCTCAGCCGGTTGGACTGGCAGCCGACGCTGATCATCATTGATGAGGCCCACCACGCCATTGCAGGCCAATGGGCGCGCATCCTCGACCACTGGCGAGACGCCTACCGCCTTGGTGTCACCGCCACGCCATGCCGTCTCGATGGTTGCGGACTGCGCGGGACCTTCGACACCATGGTGCTCGGCCCCAGCGTTGCCGATCTGATCTTCACTGGCTACCTCTCGCCCGCACGGATCTACGCACCACCAGTGGTCGCTGATCTGCAGGGCATTCGCAGCCGTGGTGGTGACTACGCCAACGATCAGGCCGCGGCCGCTATGGATCGGCCAACCGTTACCGGCGATGCCATCGCCCACTACCAGCGCCTAGCCGCAGGCCAGCAGGCCATTGCCTTCTGCTGCAATGTCGCGCACGCCGTCTCAGTGTGCGACGCATTTAAGACGGCAGGTATTAGCGCGGAACTGCTGCTAGGCAATACTCCATACCGCGAGCAGGTGGTGGCCGCCTTCGCCGCGCATCGCATCCGCGTGCTGGTCACCGTCGACGTGGTCAGCGAAGGCTTTGATGTCCCAGCCGCTAGCTGCGCCATCCTGCTCAGGCCCACGCAATCGCTCGGCCTCTACCTGCAGCAGGTGGGCCGTGTGCTGCGCCCTGCGCCCGGCAAAGAACACGCCGTGATCCTCGATCACGTCGGCAACGTCAACCGGCACGGCTTCCCGGATGATCCGCGCGACTGGTCACTTGATGACCGTATGCGCCGCAGCAAAGGCACACCAGCGCCATCTGTACGTACATGCCCCGAATGCTTCGCAGCATTCAAGCCCGCGCCGATCTGTCCGGTGTGTGGGGCAGGCTGTGCGCCGATCAGATCGCGGGTCATACGCGAGATGGCTGGCGAGCTGCGTGAGCTCAAGCGCGAGGAAGTGCGCCAACGCACTGATGAGCGCCGACAAGCACGCACCCTGCAACAGCTCATTGCTGTCGGGCAAGCCAGAGGCATGAAGAATCCTGTTGGATGGGCGAAGCACGTCTACTTCGCTCGTGGCCAACGCTGAGACCACCCTGCAGCAGCAAATCCGCCTAGCCGTTGGCATGCGATCTGATCTGAGGCTGTTCCGCAACCAGGTCGGATCTTTGCCCGATCCACGCACTGGCCGGCTCGTCACATTCGGCCTCGCCAAGGGTTCTGCTGATCTGATCGGCTGGCGCACCGTCACGGTCACGCCCGAGATGGTCGGGCAGCGCATCGCTGTGTTCACCAGCATCGAAATCAAGTTGCCCAATGGTCGCGTCAGGCCCGAGCAACACGCATGGCAGCGCACCGTATCGGCCGCAGGTGGCATTGCAGGCATCGCACGCTCAGTGCAAGACGCAAACGAATTACTGAGATAACTGCCAACCTGCCAACCTTTCTGCCAAACTCTGCCGGCCTCTCCGTAGCCATGTGGCAGCCGATCTCCTCCAACAGCTCGCCAATATCCCCGACCACTGGGCCCTGGTAGCAGTCGGCAACGACAAGCGCCCATATCAGCCCGAATGGCAAAAGCACCCCATCTCCCGCCAGCAGCTCACCGCTGAGATCACTGCAGGTCGTGCCGTAGCCATTGGCGTGATCGCTGGCCCGCAGTCCGGTGGCCTCCTCTTCGTTGATCACGATGGTCTCGGCGCATCAGAGGTGCTCGAGCAGATCGGCGCACCACTCCGTGACCTACCCAAGTCATGGGCCGTCACCTCAGGCCGTGATGGCCGCGTTCAGATCATCTACCAAGTCCCAGAACCCTTCTGGGCCACCATCAAGACCACCAAGCTGCGCAGCAGCATCAAGGGTGAGCAGCTCGAGCTCCGCTGGTCCGGCTGTCAGTCCGTCGTCGCAGGCGCTCACCCCATCACCGGCGCCTACCGCTGGCTCAAAGGTCGCGCACCAGGTGATCTGCATCTTGCTGAAGCGCCCTCACTCTTGCTGCAGCAGATGCAGCGCCACAAGCCTGAACCCGCGCCGCTGCTGCGCCTACCAGACACCGACGCACAACGCGCACGCGATTACCTCGCATCCATCCCAGCAGCCGATGCCGACGACTACGACGCATGGCTGCGTGTTGGCATGGCGCTTCACAGCGTCGACGATGCACTACTCGCCGATTGGATTCAATGGTCCACCATCTCAGGCAAGTTCGAGCTAGGCGCCTGTGAAGCCAAATGGCGCACCTTCTCAGCCTCAGCAGGTGGCGTCTCCCTTGGCACCCTCGCGCACCTAGCAGGCCATCAGAAAAGCCGCACGTCTCCAGCCGCGCGGCCATCCGTCCATGCACCAGATGGCGCACCGAACCCTACCTCAAGCCACAACGGCAAGCTCTTGAAGCTCGAATCCAATGAGCTCCTCGCCTTGCTGCGTCAGCAGATGGCAGATCGCCTCCGCTGGAACCTCTTCACCAAGACCATCGAGCTGGACCAGAAACCCCTCGAGCACATCGAGCACTTCTACCTCGCCCTCTCGCAGCAAGGCGTCAAGGTCACCAAAGATCTCGCCGCCGATGCCGTCCACGTTGTCGCACTCGAGAACCCATACGATCCCGTCCGCGAATACCTCGAACACGTAGCCGATCACATCCCACCTGTCCCCATCAAGCACCTGGCAAGCGCCTACCTGCGCCCTGGTGACCAACCCGGCAGCCTCTATGACGCCATGCTCAAGGCCACGCTCGTAGCAGCCGTGCGCCGCATCTTCGAGCCTGGCTGCAAGCACGACTCAGCCTGTGTGCTCATGGGCCCCCAGGGCTGCGGTAAGTCCACCTTCTGGCGCAACCTCGGCGGCCTCTGGTTCAGCGATGCCCTACGTGACATCGGCTCAAAGGACGACCTCATGGTGCTGCACCGCTCGTGGCTCATGGAATGGGCCGAGCTGGATCACATCACCGGCCGTAAGCACGCCGGCCAAGTGAAGGCATTCCTCACCCAGCAAACGGACATGTTCCGCGCGCCATACCAACGCACCACGGAGGCATACCCGCGGCGATCCATCATCGTCGGCTCCACCAACCGCGACACCGGTTTCCTGGTCGACGACACCGGCAACCGCCGCTTCTGGGTGATCCCCGTCACAGCATCGCCGCACATCCCCGTAGACGGCCTGCTCCTTGAGCGTGATGCCATCTGGTCGGCAGCCGTCGCCGCCTACCGCGCAGGCGAACCCAATCACCTCTCACGCGAACACAGCTCACAGGTCGACCACGAGAACGAGTCCTATCTCGTCGACAGCCCATGGAAGGCAGCGATCCAGGAATGGCTCAACGCACCCCGCAACGACGGCCGACCCATCACCAGCGAGCTACTGCTCACCGAAGCGATCAGCAAACCAGTCGAGCGCCAAGGGCGCGCCGATCAAATGCAGGTGGCATCGATCATGCGCGAGCTCGGCTTCGTCAAACAGCGCCAATGGGCAGATGGCCGCGCCAAATGGGTTTACTGCCAACCTCTCGGCTGAGGTTGTCAGGCTGAGATCCCTTGCACCCCAACCCCTTTACTAACCTTACTAACCTTCTAACCTTAGTATTAAATATATAAAGGGGAGAGGTAAGGGAGAAAAAGGAGCTATAGGGGCAACGTTGGTGAGGTCGACAGGTTGACAGGTGAACCCCAGCCACTGATTCGCTCGCCACTCTTGGCGGAAGGTTGGCAGGTCGACAGGTTGACAGGAGCTGCCCCACCCTGGGCTCCGCCTACCCTTGACCCATGGCCATCCTTCTCACCATCGATCAGCAGGGCCTCGACAAGCTCTCGCGCTTCGGCTCGGCGGTGCAGAAGCAACTGCCTTTTGCCACCTCCGTCGCCCTTAACGCTGTCGCTTTCGATGGCCGCACCGCAGCCAACACCGCAACCGTTGGCGCCTTCAACAAACCAACCCGCTTCACACAGACCGCATTCCTGGTTCAGAAGTCCACCAAGCGCGACCTCACCGCTGCCATCTACGCCAACGATGCACCCGGTAAGAACCGCGCCAAATACCTCCGCTATGGCATCCAAGGCGGCGCACGCCCAGCCAAGGGCTTTGAGCGCTACTTCGCTGGCGTATCCAACGACGGCACAATCCCACAAGGCACCACCTTGGTACCCACTCGCAACGTCAAGCTCAACGCTTCCGGCAACGTATCCCTCGCCACTCTCAAATCAATCGGCAAGGGCCTGGGTGGCAACCCCCGGGGGGGCTTCTTCGTA